ATCTTCCATTCTACATTGGAATGGTGAAACGGCATATAAGTTCGGGCAATTGCACGGTCTGGAAGAACGAGAAATATCGGGGATGATCCGGAAGTTCAATGCTGGATGGATTCCGAAAGAAGACCCGGATTGGGTCTTCTTTCTTAGCCGACGGTGAGAATGATAGTGTTCTCGTTGAACCGCCCGTTTACCGCGCCCTCGACCGCCTTGATGTCGCCGAAGAACTTGTTCAGGGATGACAGGTTCATCGGTGTCGCCATCAGCGTTTCAGGTTTGCGAACAGTTTTGCCTTTGGACTTTTCCGCGTCGAAGTTCTTCAGCGTCGTCCCCGTGAAGGTGAATCCGTCGCCGGTAGCGATGAAGACCTTCAGCTTGCGGGCCTCGGTGTCGAAGACATACGCCTTCTTCGCCCCGACCAGCTTTTCAGGGGTTGCGCCTCGGAAACCTTGAAACTCTTTCAAGAACTTCACGTCCTTCGCCACGACGCCGGGGGCTTTGACCCGCTTCTTCGTGACCCGTGCGCGTTCGGTCTTTAGCTTCGCCTCGAACCCTTCCAGTGAATCCAAAATTCCATTGTACGCGTTTTTCAGCGACTTCCAGACCGCCCGGTCGTAGAATTCCTTTTCTTCGATCAGCCGCGCGACGCCGCGTTCGCAAGCGTCCCGGAGTTCGGCGACATCCTTCGCCGTGGTCGCCAATGAAGGCGCACGCGACGAAGTGATCTTGCCGGTCGTCACGTCGTCCAGATAGGCGTCTAGGTTCGACAGAACTTCGGAGCCTGTCCGTTCGACCTTGCGAACGACTTTCGGTTTCTCGATTACCACTTTCGGCGCATCCTTGGCGACCAGATTTTGAAAGGCTTTCGAGATTCGTTCAATCTCGCCGTCTTCCATGATCAGGCCGCGTTCGAGCATGCGCCAGAAGCATGCATAAGTCTTCAGTTCACCGACCGTCCGGTGTCGAAGACTCCCGTTGATCTTGTGGGCGGCGCACCAGCATTCGGCCCAGTTCCGGATGTCGTCATCCGTTGCCCGCGTGCCATAGTAGTTCAGCGCCCGGATTATGTCCGTTTGTGTGCGAATGACCCCGAATTCGGGTTCATTCGGAAGATGCCTTGCCACTCAGATACTCCCGCAATTCTGGAAACCCGCCGATCATAACACCATCGTCCACGATTTGGGGCACGGTACGCGCCCCGGGCGCTATTGCCAGCAACTCCTCGCGGGTGTAGTCAACCCCCAGCATCAGAATCACATGGCCGACCCCCTTCGCTTCCAGCAGCGCCTTCGCTTGCTGGCACTGGGGGCAGTTCGGTTTGCTGTAGACTTTCAGAGTCATCTTGTTCCTTGCTATTCATTGAAATTTGCATCGTCGCCTTGCGCTGCATCATGACGACCATGTAATACGTCCATGTCATGTCGCCCTGATAGTAGAAGAAGCGCAAGATCGAATTGTCCAGTTCGTACACGACATCCGGGATTCCCTTCTGTGCCATGACACGACCGTAATACTTACACGTCAGTTCGAGCGATTCGGCGTCGAACGTCCGGAAGAACAGGGCTTCAGGCGATCCCCGGGACACGACATCGATGTCGCGCCATCCGACGATGACCAGACCGACCACGGCGGCGACCATGGCGACCGGCGGTTCGGCGAACGCCAGAAGTAGAAGCGTCACGATCATGACGACAATGTAGAAGGGCGCAGCTTGCCGCCCGTGGTTGAAAATCCAGCGGTTTGCGCGCTGGAAGACGTAGTCACTTTGAGCGGACATGCTATTCCCCTTATTGCAGATATTTGAACTCGAAATCCGGATCGAACAGCGTCGTCAGGGCGGAAATCATGGCGACTTCGCTGACGTATGAAACGCTGACGTTCGGGGTTCCGATGATTGGCGTGATCGAATGGACGGCATGCTTGCCACGGAAAACCAGAATCCGACGAAGACGCGGAATCGGGTTCCCCTGTTTGTTCAGCAGGTCGCCCATTGCGAAGATTTCATCGGCGCACAGCCGACGGTCGAAATCAAAGGAAGTCATCGAAGTTTTCCCCGGCAGAGTCATCCACCACGACGCCGACCTTGTACTGTCCGTGATCCTGTTCCATGGGCGCGGCTTGCAGCTTGTTCATGTCGATCCACTTTTCCAAGTGCGGCATGGGGTTTTCCTTGGGCAGCTTGCCGAACGGATGTTCCAGACCCAAGAACGTAACCGGGTCTTTGCCGCAGAACAGAACCCACTTCTTCAGGAAGTCGGCGTTTGTGCCGATCATCGGTTCGCCGTCGGAGAACAGCCAATCGATGAAGGTGAATTCGGAGTTCACCACGGCGGCGAAGATGGCTTCGACGGTCGCCTTCGTCTGTTCCCGCGCGATCCGACCCATTTCGGTATTGTGCAGAATCTTCAGAACGGCCTTGCCCGCTTGGACGTGGACTTCGAGTTCGTCCTGTGCGATCTTCTTCACGGCTTGCCCGATGGGCTGGAACGGGCCGGACGCCACGATGGTGAAGGTCACGCCGAACGACGCCATGAATTGGACGCGCTCCATGATGAACAGGGCGACGACGAACAGGTACAGTTTGTTGAACAGTTCCTGATTCGCCGGGATCAGACCCAAAGCGTATTGGTGCGATGCTTCGGCCAGATCGTCCATGATCCCGATGATCACTTCCATGCGCTGGATGGTTTCCTTCATTTCGAGGGTTTCCACCAGAACGGCCTTCGGATCGTCGAACGACATACGGACGATTTCCGAATAGGTCGCGGCGTGAATCACTTCGTTGTCGCTGATACGCTGGTACATCGCCCAAAGTTCGGAATTCGTGATGAACGGCGCGAGAACCGGGGCGATTGCCCGGGCGGCGACGGAGTCCTGTTCCCATTGATAGATCAGGGTCTTCTTCATCTTTTCGGCGGTCGGGCGGTGAACCGTCTTGAAGTCGATATTGCACTGGGAATAGTCGAATTCGTCTTCCGACCAATCCAGCTTCTTCATTTCCTTGTACAAGTCCCAGATTTCGGGATAGACCTTGTTGATCGTGTCAAACAGAGCCGGGGCCGTGCCGAAAAACAACGGGCTTTCGCCGTACTGGTCGGCGGTCTTTTCGGTATTGAATACTGACATTTCATTCCTCTTTGAATTTTTTCCATTGTTCATCTTCGGTCGGAATCCATCCGCCTTTGAACTTCTTGTGAATAGACATAAACGGGCCAATCCCCATCCCCTGCCCATGCTTAAATTTTGTTCCATGGAAAAGACCGTATAACCTACAATACGAAGGTTCCCCGTTTTCTTTCCATAGAATGTAAATTTCGTCAGCGGATTTCCAGATTGAGCGACTGCCGTCGTTTTGAGACGGCACATTCCAAGGTTCAATCCCCTTGTTCGGGTTCGATTCTATCATTCTTTTTCGGAGACTGGCGCGGCCTTCTTCAGTGATGAAGTCGGGGCGCTTTTTTCCATAAAAGTGATGGCGTTCACCGGCCCTCGGATTTGTGCGTTGTGGATTTTTGTCGCCTTTCCAGTTCTCGGATATGCGAGTGCGGAGCCAGCCGAACAACCGTCTATTCATCCTGATTGTTCCGCCGCTCAAAGGCGCGCAGGCATATGCGAGTTTTATGTTATCCGGATACATCTTGGCTAACAACTGGTGACATAGGTAATGCTCCTCGGGTGTCAGTTCGACTAGGTTGTCTTCGGAATCCGTTCCGCCCATGCACCTCGGAATGACGTGATGTGATTCAGTGTATCCATCCACGTGTCTGTCTTTGGCGCGGGCGACTATTGATTTGTAAATACGTGCGTAGTTCATGCACGTATCTACATTGCACAAGTTTTAGAGTGAACAGGATGTGCAGATCGGTTCGTCCTGCGGTTCCGGTGATTGTACCGCATCCGGGGCGGTCGAATCCGGTTCTTCGGAATTCAGGTTGATCGACTTGCCGGTCAGCAGGTTGAAGTAGTAGCGCGTCTTGACGCCGAACTTCCACATGGTCAGGAACGTGCGGATGATTTCCTTCGTTCCGACGGTTTCCGCGCCCGGCAGGCGACGCCACAGATCGGCGCTGATCGACTGGTCGCACCACTTTTGCAGCACGGCGTAGAACTTCAGCATGTCGTCCGGATGCGTGTCCCACGCGCGTTGATAGCGATCCTTCAGGACAGTCGAATCCGGGGCGACCCACGCCAGCGCGTTCGTGTCGTTTGTCTTGTTCAGGGACGTGTCACGAATCGGGTAGACGCCGTTCGTCGTGCCAGCCGCGATTGTAGACGATTCGCCGGGCATGTGGGCGCACAGCACGCTATGCGCGATCCCGCCGTTCGCCACGATTTCAGCCGACAGACCTTCCCAGTCGCGTTTGTTGCCGACCGTGACCAGTGAATCCACGTTTCGATTGTACGTGGACAGCGGCGTCCAACCTTCGGGCCAAAGGGTCTTGTGCATCCACGGGGCGACGCCGATTTCCTTCGAGATTCGCAGCGACGCCTTGACCAGATGCCAGTAATGGGTTTCTGCCAGTTCGTGGGCGAAGTTGCGGCCTTCCAGCGTATCGAACTTCAGGTTCTTCTTCGCCATCAGGTGCGCCAGACCCAGAATGCCGACGCCCGCGTTCATGCGTGCCTTGGCGGTGTCTTCCAGCGAAGGGAACACGTAATGCGACTTGTGGATGCAATAGGTGATCATCTTCAGCGTGTAGTATGCCGTTTTTGCATACTGTTCGTCGTTCGCGATGTTCGATACAATCACGCCGCCCAGAGAACACAGGGCGATTTCGCCGTGCGATTCGTTCCAGCGTTCGTACAGTTGCGCGACGCTGGCGTACGCCTTTGTCGGTTCCGCGATTTCGGCGCAATTGTGAACCAGTATCCCGTTCGCGTAAAAATTGTGCGTGCCTTCCACGGTAATGTCGTAGACGTCCAATTCCCCGAATTCTTCAATAATTAGCATGCTTTCTTCCTTTATTCCAATCCACTCCCGGCGATGTTGCCGATTGTCTCGTTTCTCCGGTAATCCTGTTCGTGTACCATTTTCGACCACGAATAGAATTTGCTATTTTCTCGCGTCTTTCTCTACTGACGGGGCGTGCCGGAAATGACAAGCCCTCATTAGCCAATGCGGCGCGAAGTCCTAAAACACCGCCACCGAACGCCGTAAAGCGGAATTTTTTCGCGAACGTCTTGGGCGTCCCGAATACATCGGCGCATTTCTTGATGGCGCTTGTCAGCCCGTCGCCGGGTTCAAAAACGCCATCGGCGCATGCCTTCAAGAAACACCCGACGACTTCCCCGTCGCTGTATCCAGAAAAATTTCCGTTGCCAGCGCCTGTGTTGTGCTTGGATAACTTTTCACGCCATTCGGCGCGCCGGTCATCCGGGACAATGTTGCCACCACACCCTCCGGGCTTTGCATTGTATCCGCTGAAAATTGTTCCGAGCGTCGCAATCTGTTCCTCCTCGAATTTCCTGGCCTCAAATTGATCGCTGAAAACGGCAATGGTTTCCACGACCCACTGCTCCGCCCCATACTTTCGTATGGCGGCATGGAATCTGAATGGTGACATGTTCCGCGCCGAGGACAAATGTGACCTCCATCGGGCCTCGACCGTCCTCTTGGTGAAACCTATGTACATCTTACCGTTGACGCGATTGGTTATCCTGTATACAGAAAACATAAATACCTCCTATCGGTATTATGTTTCTGAAATTTCTAAGCCTATCGGATCACGTCCAATCGATCCTCCGGCGTCAGTTCCCCCGCCGTGACCCATCCGCGATTTAGCGTAAAGACGCGATGGTCGGGCGTGCAGACGATGGATTTACCCGTGTCAGAATCGGTGATCTTGATCACCCTCGCCTTTCGGCGCATGAGAGCATGCGCCGTGATCTTACGATGAACGACCTCGCCGGAATCCAAGTCGCACGACAACACGAATGTTCTGCCGTCCGCCAGATCGGGCGTATCGAGCCGGACTGTTTCGGAAATGCCATCGCGAACGACGTCAATCATCGTATCGCCCGCCAGACACAGGTTCGACGAAAAGATCGGTTCCTTGAACGGCGTATGGCGGTTCATTTCCTCGAAGTTATGCAGGTAGTGGCGGCCTGTCTCGAAGGACTGGGTCACGGCCCCGACGGCGAGTTCGCGCGCGGGAACCTGTTCGGCGTCCGGATTGCGGGCGCAGTAGTCGGCGTACAGTTGTCGGAAGTCTTCCGGGTTCTTGCTGTACTGTGCGGCGTACAGTTCGGGTTCCCAGTACACGGAGAACAGGGAAATCGGCTTGTCGTCGCGCACGGCTTCAGCCAGCACCGAATTGAACCCGAAATTGTAGTCGATTCCCTTGACCTGTTTCGACGCGGGCGTCATCGGATTGCGCAAAGCCTGAATGACCTTGACTTCCGGATCGTAGCCTGTATAGAATGTGGTCATCGCACCACCACGGCCATTTTGCAGGTTCGCGGCCTTGGCGGCATCGGCGGCGCGGTAGTACGGAATCTTGCCTTGGTGCAGGATCGAACCGCCCCGAATCGGATCACCAATCGAACGGGTCTTGATATGGGAGCCAATCCCGGCGGACATCGCCGTCATCGCATACGCGATATGATCGCCAGCAGCCAGCGACGGCCACGTGTCGTCCGTCGTGTAGAGACAGCAGGACGCGTAACCGTTCAGGTTAGTCCCAAGGTTCGTGAAGTTGGGGGTCGGCGGGTTGATCCGGTACAGGCTGAATTCGTCGTAAAAATCCTTCACGATTTCCATACGATTGACGCCTTCGTCTTCGGCAAGGGCCATCGCCATACGCATGTACACGAATTGCGGGCTTTCATATTCCAGCTTCGCGGCCCGGTTCTGGATCGCGTACTTCTTCCGAAGTTGCTGGATTTGATAATGCGTCATCTTCAGATCGCGCCCGTGGACGATGAACTTTTCAGCCATCGCGTAGTCGTCATCCGAGAAATTCATTTTCTTCATCAGGCCCACGGCGTATAGGCGCGCGTGCAGTTCCTTGATGGTCGGCTTCTTCGCACCGTACAGGGTCTTCGACAACAGGGCGGAATACAGGCGTCCGGCCATGCGCTGGTATTCCCACGTGTCGCGGGAAATACAGTAGCCGATCAGGGAGTTTTGCAGGTCTTCCGACGTGCAGGTTTCGGGAAGCGTGGTCGAAGCATGCAACACAGCCGACGCCCAATCCACAGACGTTCCCAGAGTCTTCGCCGCCCACTCGCCCCAGCCGTTCACCTTGTTCGGGTCGAACGCCTCGACGCGACCATTGCGCTTTACGATATTCTTGATCAAGTCTTTACTCCTTTGCAACAGGGTTTCTATTTACCTGTTGGTATTGTACAACAA